TGTGGTGGACTAGAAGTCAACCAGTCAGGCATATCGGGAATGTCATTAATTAGATTTGTGGGGATGTTGATGCCATTAACATTCAACCCCCTCACATTCACTTCAGGAATCTCCATTAGCAGTCATTAAATACTGTGCCAACTTGGGACCCCAGTTCTGAACCTGCTTTCTGTCCTAGTAGCAATGCCCATCCGCCTGCTAACCATCCAACATAAGGGATACCCATTACAGCAGGGACAGCAACACCAGCAGCGATAGCACTACCTGCCATTGCACCTTGTGACCGTGCTCCAGCGTCCGCCACGATGCACTCTATGTCTTTTGCAGACTTTCCCTCACTACTAATTGCACCTCCTCCCATGTTTCTGGTGCCTTCCATAGTGAATTGATCACTACGATACTCACGACGGTTCTCATTTTTATCGCCACCAAAGAAACCACTTTGATTTTTTTGAAGGTCTAGTGATTTATGTGACTCTAGAATGGCAGGATCGTTGGCCTTGTATTCAATACTATAACCATCCTTACCTGCTTCAATTTTATATGAAGAGTAAGGAGTTCCGTTTGGAATGTTGATAGTAGGAACCTGTGGAATTTCAGGTTGCTTTGGACTGCGAACTACATATCCAAGTAACCCAATATGTGCAACAGCGAATAGACCGCCGACAGCACCAACTACAATTTTTAGTTTAGTATTCATGGTTAGAATGGCAATGCGGAACCGCCAATATCAGGAACAACTCCACTAACTCCACCAGTTTGACTAGGTAGTTCTGGCATAGCGCCATCCACCATAGAAGGCAAAGCGCCAGTGATTGCTTCGGTTGCTGCTTCAGTGATCTTCGCCTTAGCGGATTCGATCAGTGCATCCTTCTGAAGATACACATAAGTCCCACCACCCACGATGCCTGCAACACCTAAGAATGATACTACTGCGAGAGCATTAATTACCTTTTGCATTTTGTCCTCCGTTACATTTTGTATGAGTCGTCAGTAGAAATTTTGATTGGTCCCTGCTCAAGACGAATAGTCTGTGAAGGTGCAGTCTGTGCTGCTTTCTCAATCAATCTTTCCATCTGTTCTTTGGTAATACCACCACCAGTACCACCACCTTCTCCTGCTTTCTTTGCTGCCTGGACGCCGAAGGTAGCTAAAACTCCAGTGAACACACTGGCTATGAAAGTTGGATCCAGCTTTTGTTCTGGGATACCCAGTGCAGGTGGAAGTTTGATATACGCCAGCGTGAGTATACCACCACTCCAGACAAGAATACCAAGTCTGACAAAGGTAGAGAGGATAGCAAGTTGTTCTTCCTTATCCTCCGCTGCCTCTTTAATTTTACCTAGAAGACCTTTCTTCTTAGGATCGTTCTCCTTCTGTTCCATATCTGAAGAGATAAAGTAGAAGTATTTAGACTACAGGTGTTTCTACCGCAGTTTTCTTTTTACCAATGTTGTACTTGCTCTCCAAAATCCATTCAATCTTATCTTTATAAGAGAGAACTTTAATTTGATTTAGTGGTGCAAGTTCTTCTTCAGGAAGTTCCAATACAATTTCAATCAGACCCCAGTCTGATAGTAATTTTGAGATACGATTCCTACGTTGCAAATCGTTCTCAGAAATATTCGTATGTTTGCCATCAAGAGCAAATAACTCTTTGAAGTGGACAATATAATACTTACCTTTTTTATGGAGAATGTGGCAGGATTGATAAAGTTTTCTCTCCTTGCGTGACGCTACACCAATTCGTGTCAGCGTTTCGCGTACCTTCAAAAAGTCGTCAGGTTCGCGGAGGGTAACTTCTAGCATCATGTCCTGAGACCACTTGATCTCATCAGACGAGCTCATCTTTTTCCTCCAGTATCGAGTTTCATTTTAATAACCTCAAGTTGTTCCTTAGTCAGAATACGCATTGCTTGTTCTGCTTTCTCATAACTGTAACCATAATATTTTTTAACAAGTTCAATGTGGGAGTGAGACTCCTTCTTCTGCCACGGAGAGAATCGCTTGGATTTCCTAACACTATGTATATAATACTGGTATTGAAGATCGTTCTCCAAATGTGACATACCATTCATCATGTTGGAGTGCATACAAGTATCAATGAAACCACTCATACACTTGTTAATAACGTATGGTGGATACTTTTTCATTGCTCTCTCATCATTAGAGAGATCACCCTGCTTCAGGTTGATGCTGTTGAGATAATCTTTGAGTGGATATTCATGCATAAAGCAAATCAATAGGAGTGGGTGGTTCTACGTTGTAGTTTGTGATCAGCAATTCTTCTTTTCTATTATCACGTCGGTGCTGCATGCCGTACGTGATCTTAAAGTTGCGTTGATGGAATCCCTGAAACATATCAGAGATCTCATCCTTCACATTATAGGTCAACATCCATTGATGTGGGCATTCTCTACAGGTTCGCGAGAATAATTCATGATCAAATCCCTTATGTAGTTCAGCATTAGAACCATACAAGAATGAATTAATCATATACGGTGGATCTAAAAATATAAAAGAATCCTTTGGTTCTGATAACTCATCCATCATCACATCAGTATAGTCTAAGTTAGTGATGTGCCAGTGTTGAATCATACTGGAGTATTCTGCTAATGCCTTTGCACCACGTACAGTAAAATTTTGACGTGACGCACTAGCAGAGAAGGCAGAGTTCTCAGTCAACCCTGAATAAGAACACTTATTAAGAATCCAAAATAGAACAGCTTGACGAAAAGAATCCGCCTTCCCAATATCAGTCTTGGCAGAATTAAATAACTCTCTTGCTTTGTCCTCGGTACTGTTCTCAAGTTTGACTGCCTGTAGTACATCCGAAAGATCGTCACCATTTTTCTGTAATTGCATCCAGAAATTGTAGAGATATACATATTTGTCATTGACCCATACGGGAGAATCAGGAAACTGTTTAGTGAATTCGATTGCCATCGATCCTCCACCAAGAAAAGGTTCCCGATATTCTTTAATATCTTTTGGTATCCACTTCATAAGATGTGGTGCTACCCTAGACTTTCCTCCAGGATACCTCAGTGGAGTCTTGAGTTTTTTCATTAGTCAAATACACGAGTTACACCAACAACTTGTGCTGATGGGTTACGTGCTAGAGCAGTCTTCTTTGCATCAGCATAATCTTTTGCCTGCACTACCTCTTCAAATGTTGTGCCTGCCAAATACAACGTCACCTTGCATTTCATAATGTTCGTTCCAATCTGTTTGTTGCTTGATCTGGGAAGTCTCGTGGACGACTATCTAGAGCATTGTCAGTTCTAGGTGAACCTTCATTTGCTTTCATAGTATGTTGAAAGTTTGCTCTCTTGTATCTATTAGCAAAGATATCAGGTATCCAATAGGTTACCTGCCAATCAATTAAAGGACATAACTCAAGATGTTTCTCTACAGAATGCTTAAAGATACCTATCTGAATGTATCCATCATGAGTGAGACATCTACCATTGCCAATGTCAACTAAGAATAGTTGTTTCATAAGACTTTGATCCGTGCCATAGGATAATCTTGGGCAGTATTGTTCACATCTCCACTAGGTAAACTATTGAAAGAGACCGCCCAACGTTCGGTATCTCTATCATTACTTCGGGAACCATGGACCAACCAACCTGGGAATAAGACCAGTTTACCACGTTTTGCTGCGATTTCAACCTCACAATCCCATCCATCTTCTCTCATAATTTCTAGTGTGTCCCAATTCCTAGATGTAACAGGGTCATGAATGACCAGAGGGGTACCGTCAGTCAGGTATAGGACCCCACAAACAGCAGACATGGAATGTCTATGCATAGGATGATGCCCACCCTCGTTTGCCTTGGCAAATACTCCCCACATTAGAGACACAGATAGTTCATCACACTGCAACCTGTAGTTGACCATCCACCTATTCAAACATTGCTGAATAAATTCGGTGACTTCAGTCCACTCAGGTCTGTTATGTAGATCCCCCCGTGATGTATAGACAGTGTTAGGGAAGTTATGCAATCCCAACTCCTCATCATACAAAAGTTCAAGTGCGTTATCGATAATTGTATCGGGGCACTTGAACTGCATTACTTCAACGGGAAACAGTTTATGAATCCTATCAATGTCTTCTAATTCCATCATAGATATTTCGTTGGGTCTTCAACACTAAGAAGAACACCATCAACTTTCTGAAGGAGTTCTCGCATATCCTGATGGAGGACGCGGTAACCAGTTCCGACATACAATTGTCCAAGAAGGACACTGGCACTCATAATACTCCAAAAATAATAGTACGCTCTAGATTTCTGTTGCCTTGGTTGTTTCTTAGTCATTTGAATTCACACCTCATCATAAGTTCTGTTAAAAAACAAACGAGATTGATCTCATGATCAACTACGAATGCAGATTTGTACTGATACTCACCAATAATTAGCACCGCTTCGGGGATACTCTTTGGTTCTAGAAAATCATAGAGAGAGTCGTATACCTTTCGCATGATTTTAATGGGTTCATTATCTAGGTTTTGAACCACCCACTTCTTCATGTTTGTAAACTCGCGACCACGAAGGTAACTTACAAGATCATTTACTTTAACGTCGCTACCATTTGCTAGCACACCTGCATCGATCTTACCGCGAGAAGAATATCTTTGAAGTTCGTTGATAGTACGACGAAAGTCAGGGAAATACTTCTTGACCAAGGCAGCAACCACCTTAGTTTCAAACTCAATGTTCTCATTGGTCAAGATCTCCTGAGTACGTTTGAAGAATGCACCTGCCAGGGCAGTCTTCTCGGCACCTTTAAGAGAGAAGTCAATCACTGCACATCGAGAGTGCAGAGGATCAATGATTTTGTTCTTGTAGTTGCATGTAAAAATGAAACGACAGACGTTGCTGAACTCTTCCATACACGCTCTCAGGAGCAATTGTACGTCAGGAGTGGTATTGTCTGCCTCATCGATAATGATGACCTTGTGACGCGCCTCAGAGGTCAGAGAGACGGTAGATGCAAAGGACTTTGCTTGGTTGCGAACTGTATCTAGAAAACGACCCTCATCAGAACCGTTGATAACCAGATAATCAGAACCCAATTCAGTACAAAGTGCTTTGGCAACTGTCGTCTTACCAACACCAGCAGTCCCAGCAAGGAGTAAATTAGGAATCTCTCCCTGATCTAGGAAACCTCGGAAGACATCCTTGGTAGAGTCAGGAAGGATACACTCATCAATAGATTTGGGACGGTATTGTTCAACCCAGAGAAACATAATTAGGATACAGAGTCAGGTTCAAGTGCAATGAAATATTCGACACCGAGATTGTTACCCACAAAGTGTGCAACCTTCTTCTCAGAGATACGAACAGTGTAGTCTACAGACACATTAGAGCGTTGTGCTTGGGACATGACCTTCAGGTTTTCTACCTTGAAGCAGAAACAGAAGTCACGGGAATCCTCGCCAACTTTAATCTCAAATGCATTGCTGGTGTCGTTCTTCTTGTCAGTGACAGAGAGAACCATGTCACCATTCTTTGTGTAGAGACACAGGTCAGGCACCATGTAGAGTTTAGCAGCACGTTCAATAGTCTGCAGGTTGTCTGAGGACAGATCAAACTGACAGAAGATCTCAGGTAGATCGAAGTGTTTTGTTGGAGGAGTCGTGATGATCTCAGGATCAGCGTAGTAGAACGTGGTGCTAGAACGACCGCTCTTAGATCTTACGCGACACTTCTGATTGTCAATCTCAAGTTCAGGATCCTGAATCAGAGAGATACCACCCAGGAAAGTAGAGAGATCATAGAATGCCATCTGATGATCAAAGTCTTCTTCTACTGTTGCACGAGCAAGAATATTCCTGTTGATAGAGATCGTACTGATCTTGTTACCAGGTTCGATGACAATAGACTTATTGATGTTGCTGAAGTTCTTCAGCAGGTCGAAAGTGGTAGGGGAAAATTTAGTGCTCATTGAGGATAGGGTTCAGTGTTAACGTCTTTTTGAGAGAAGTGCATCAATAGTACAGCATAATGCATAATCTTGGTGATGTCCATCTTTGCTGTGCCTTTCCTGTCGTAACGTGATGCGTACTTAAGGATGTTGGATCTACAAAATGCTTCAGCGTCACCACATGACTCGATCAGATCTAAGGTCTGAAACGAGTCATTACCAGCAGAGTAATGTTGCTTGTAGGTTCCAAGGATGTAATCTTTAAGGTCTTTAAGGATTGCATCTTCATTGTACTTCATAATTATGCTTCAATGGTATTGTTTACATCGACATCAGCGTCAATCTTATCATACAATTCGATGAAAGATTGCTTTGTTTCCTCATCAAAACGGTTGAGACACATCTTGATTGCCTTGACGCGATCACTGAAGATTGCAAAGGCACGGATGATGTGGACGAGACGCCGCGTAGAGATTACTTCATCAACACCGCCTTCATTGAAGGTCTTACGGATGATGTCTGCCCAGTTAACAAGGTTCGTGATGAACTCTTGATCACAGCAGTTCAATTCACTGCAGTAATTCTGGAGCATTTTAGTCTCCACAGTAACAGTAGGATACTCTTGCTCAAATGTCAAGGGGAAACGCTCAAGAAATGCCTCGTTAAGAACATTAGTACCAACGAATCTGCCATCATCGGAACCTTTTCCCTTAGTGTTTGCAGTTGCAACTACAGTAAACCCTGGAGCAGGTTGCACGTAGCGACCGATCTTCTTAAGAAAGACACCCTTACCTTCAAGGATGGACTGCAGACACAGAATTTTGTTAGATGCAAGGTCAATCTCATCAAGTAGCAAGACTGAACCACGCTCAAGTGCTTCAATGACAGGACCATTGTGCCATACAGTGTTGCCATCCTGCAGACGGAAACCACCGATCAGGTCATCCTCGTCAGTCTCAACAGTGATGTTGACTCTGATCAACTCACGTTCAAGTTGTGCTGCTGCTTGCTCTACACCAAACGTTTTACCATTACCAGAAAGACCAGTAATGAAAATTGGATAGAATATCTTGGTCTTTAGGATTTTCTTCAGGTCCCTGAAGTTACCAAAGGGTACAAAATTATTATCAATAGAAGGAATCAAGGATGTTCTTGCCTCTTGTACTTGTACTGTCTGCTCCAGTTGTTCGCGAACCTGGTCAATAGTAAGATTCCACTTACCGATGCCTGCCTTGTGATCCTTAAGGCGTTTCTTAACTGTAGCAAATGAACATGCAAAATGCTCAGCAGCACCAAGAAGTTCTACCGTACCTACAGACTCAGTATTGTTCTGAGAAAGGTATGTAATGATTTCGTCAGTAGTAACGGGGTGTGGTGCAAATGCCATGTGTTGTTTGTTTGTCGATGTACTTATTGTAATAGGCAAACACCGTATAAACATGGGTTAGTGGACGGTTCGTCAACTGGTTTCGCCTATCTCTTCATCACGATTAATTGATCCTGCCGTCATATCCTGTGCCTCAAACCTTTCAAACATATAGTTCAATGCATATTGTGGAATAGTATTCTCTCCACATGTAAAAACATCACACACTGCCATCAACTTTTCTGGCCAAGTGTGGATACTAATATGTGACTCTGCTAGCAATGCAACTGCGGTAACACCTTGAGGTTCAAACTTATGACTGGTAATGTCTAGCAACGTTGCCTGTGCAGTAATGGCAGCATTTACTAAAACTGTTCTGATATACGCTTCATCGTCTAGCAAGTGAAAGGGACAGTTTTTTAGCGTGAAGAATAGGTGTCTCATCTTCGGCATGGTCTCGGATCCAACTTGGTTTTCGTTCTGGTTTTCGTAAGTAATTGTCCTTCACCCATGGTTTACTATTGACATAACGGCGGTATGCCTCAACTGAACTAATAGTGGTATCTAATTTCCACTCATCTGGCATTGCACGGACAAACGGAGAGTGTTTGTCTGGACATGCACCATGCCACAAATGAGCAGCGACCCTGATAGCGGTCTCTGCTCCATGTTCTTTACCGTATCTATATGTATACTCCTCACATAACGCTATGCCATGCTGCAGCAACCAAGCAATGTTGTGTTTGTTTGCTGCTGCCCATTTAGTGCATGGATGATTCTTAAATGCACCCTTAACAGTGTTGTATGGACTACCATCTTTCTTAGGTAGTTGTGCAATGTCATGGTAATGGGGACTGTAGATGATAGACAGCATTTGTGCTGTCTCTAGTGGCATTTTGACGACATGCTTATCTGGCAAATACGTTGCTGCCAGATAAGGATCCTCATGGACTGCAAAAATATTCATGCAATTTGTTTGATGAATGAAGTGAGAACTTTTTTATTCGCTGCTTTGCTCTTCAAAGTTTTTTTGAATGCAGTACGAATCTGAGACTTGGTAGCGTCCTCCTGCACTTCAAATTCTATCTCGTTATCGAGTGATGTAGAAGAGATTACATACAATTCGTTATAACCGCACTCAGGAATGACTGCTGCCCTAGATTTTTTGAACTGTGCATTGATTGGTTCATACTTGGTGCGATCATACTGTGTCCAGTTCTGGATGACTTTCTGTGCCTCACGAGGCGCAGCAACACGGAATCCAACAATGTTGACACTAGGACACACATCACGGACATATGAGATGAGGTTACGTGTCTGTTCCAGGTAGTCACCTAAAGCATCATACACACGTCCGTTCTTACGGTTACGGAGATGATGTCTGTAACCCATAGAAGAGTAGAAGGCATGACGATCATTCAACTTATGTCCCTGTGTGGTATGAGTTAACCACTCACCAGAATGATTAGACTCACCATCAGAGAGGATAACAACGTTGAGATTTTCAACTCCATTCATCTTCTGGAACTTGGCATACAATGCAGGAATAGAAACAATGGCATCATTCAATGGAGTACCACCAAGACCCATGCAAGCAGGAACGGGAATGTCAATCCATTCTGAACGGTTCTGCCATCCATAACTACGAGATTCCATTTGATTACCAATACGGAATAGGTTACGTGCACTTGTCTCATACTCTGCAGAACGAGCACGACTGCTGAGAAGATTGACAAGACGGAAAGCACGGTGGAATGCATATGTGTGATGTCTTTGAGCAGTAAGTTCTTTGAACTCGTCACCATTACCTAGGATGCCGTGCCAAGCACCATCAATAACAAAGGAATAAACCTCAAAAGGAATACCAACCTTACGACAGAACGATGTCAAAGACAGCAGTTGTTTGATAGTGTCATGAATAATATGAGACATAGAACCAGACCAATCAAGAAGGAAGATTAGACCATGGTTCTTACCATCAGGTAAGTTAGTTACCTTCTTAAAGATGTCATCAGTATATTTGTATGTGTGAAGTCTGCTGCAGTCGATAACACCAGTACGAGATGTAGTAGCACGAGCATAAGAAGAAGCAGATTTGCGACACTCAAACTCTTTGACGAGGTAGTTCACCTCACGATTGCTACTCTCGACGAACTTACGATAGTTTGCATCAACGATATTGAAGTTGATTTCTCTATCTTCCTGCCAATCAGACCAGAACTTGTGAATAGTGTTAGTAACATCTTTATGGTCAACGATAGCAATGTCAAGATCGGGATCATCAATCTCAATGTAAGTAGGAACCTCCCAGGAATCTTTGCTAGTTTGATTCTGAAGATTTTCATTCAATGCAGTGTCGGTCTCTGCCTCTTCGATGTCTTCCTGACTGTAACTAGGAACATCTAGATGTGCATCGTCATTACCACCGAGATCACCCTCATCAAAGTCATCAGAAGGGAACGGTTGACCATCATCAGACTCGGTATCACCTGGGTCTTCGGTCTCAGAAGTAACAGTATCAGTACCACTTGGGGAATTAGGATCCTGTGGTGCAACCTCCTGTTCCTTACGACGTTGCTTCTCAAGGTCATAGATGACACGAGCAGCATCAATACAGTCGGAGAAAGTCTCACAGTCATCGACTAGATCGACATACTGGATCTCATCCTGCTGAAAAGGAATCATTGCATATGGACCAATCTTAAAGTGAAGATTGATACGGTCAATTAGTTTGAGTCTGGATACATCATTATTCTGAACGCTAAAGAAGTCACGATCATGAAGGTGTTGATACCCACGATAGAAACACTTAGACAGACCAGGGAACTTATGCTTCATCTTCTTCTCAATACGAGCATCCTCAGTGACGTTCACATAAGAACGGGGGATGTCGCTAGGTATTTCTTCTTCTTTAGTGGTAGGAGTGTAGAGTGCATGTCCTACTTCATGACCGACTAGAAGATCATAGGTGTCATTGTCAAGGTCTTTCCAGATAGGAAGGACAAGTACACGACGATCAACGTCGAATGATGCAGTCTCACACACGCGGTGCTCGACTACGAGATTTTCGGTAGCAAGCAGTTTAGCAAGTGTACCTTTGATCTCTTGTGTGTGCATAAATCCTGTTTCGTATATGTATATAATACACCCCCAGAGGCACCTGTGTGCTCCTGGGGGACGGTTTGCAAACTGTCTTAATCCAATCTAGCGTTCTGTTCCATTTCTACTCGTTCATCCTGGAGAATACCATAAAAGATATCTGCAAGTGTGATGGCATGTTCTGCTTTAGATAGATCAGGGTTCTGCTTAGCATAAGCGGATAACGCTTCATACAATATCTGAGTATCGTTATACCCGATATCGATTTTGTCACCTTCCCTCGCCATGTCCTAGGTACCTCTCTGGTTCTTTTAGTGAATCAATCATGAAATATGTAATTGGAAATAAAATTGAGGCACCTAGTATGCAAGGCACAATAGGATACTCAAACATTACGCCAACGGTTGATACGATTTGGTGAATCATTCTTCTGTCATTTGGGAGAAATCATTCGGTTTATCAAAAGTAACAGTGCGATTAAACTTATCAAGAAGAATTTCGCCCTTGTGACTGATAATAAACAGATTGGTGTTATCACCCAGACCTTTCAAAATTTTGAATAGTTCATCGGTAGCAGAACTATCGAGTGAAGAATCAAATACTTCATCAAGTAGTAAAAGATTTGTGCTTGTACTGTTTTTTAATTTAGCAATAGAACGCCAAGTAAACAGTAAAGCAAGATCAATCTTTTGCTTCTCACCTTCCGAAAAAGATGCATAGGAAAATGCATCTCTGAAGCGTGACTTAATGACCTCGTTGAACTCTTCGTCAAGTGTGAAGTTGATAAAGGAATCCATCTCGGATAGGTATTTATTGATCTTTAAGTTGATGGTTGGGATGAACTTGTTAATAATTTTGGTCTTGATACCTCCATCCTTCAACAGGTTACCAACAACTTTTAAGTGTTCAAACCTAGTATTAATTTGAGAACAGTCTTCCTGTTTCTCATCTCGTTTTACTAGGAATGCATTCAAATTATCACGTTCCTTATCAACATTGGGCGTACCCTTGCTGAGTTCTTCCGTTAGACGATTGTTCTCCTTAGAAAGATTGTTCTCCTCGCGGAGCATAGAAGAAATCGTATAACGTTTGTCCGTGATATCCATATTGATACTATCAATAGTAGAGATCTGATTGGTGATCAATTCTATTTTAGATTTTAGATCAGTTAACGCAGTATTGTATTTGAGGATACGCTCATTTAACGTACCACACTGCTCCGTCTTCCATTCAGTACCAATAGTTTGTGAGCATGTAGGACACTCATCATTATCGTTATAGAACTTAAGATCTTTCTTTCCTTTCCGAAAGTTGTAATTAATTTTACTCTGAAGTTCTTTGAGTTTTTCCATATTACTAGACAGTTCTCCATGCTTCTGGATTTCTGGTTCTAGTTTCATGATTGCAGTATCAATATCTGCTACCTCTGCATGAATAGAGGCAATACGTTGAGTATTCGTGGAGATCTTATCCTGTTTTTCTTTTGTATATCTACCTGACTGTGCTTCTAACTGCTCAATAAATGATTCCTTTAGATCTACTTCCTTCTGTGCCATCTCTAACAGATGAGAGCAGTCTTTAATTTCTTCTCTGGTATCTTTAACTCGATCTTTTAGGATCGCATTCATCCTTGAGAAGACTTGAATGTCGAGAAGATCTTCGATAACTTCTCTTCTATATGGAGCAGCAAGTTGCATGAAAGGAACAAAAGTGCTACTACCAAGAATAACAACCTGAGTGAAAGACTTGAAATTAAGTTTAAGTATACTTTGTTCAAGGTATTTCTGATAGTCCTTATTCGCAGCCTCCTGATCGATAAGGGATCCGTTACGGTAAATTTCAAATACATTTGGTTTGATACCGCGTACTACTTGGTACTCTACACTGCCAATTTTGAAATCAATAGAAACAACACATTCCTTTTCATTCACACTGTTAACCAGTTGACCCTTTTTAATTTGACGAAAGGGTTTATTAAATAAAACGAAAGTCAATGCGTCTAACATTGTAGACTTACCCGAACCGTTCCTACCAACCACGAGTGTGGAAGGAGACTTAACCAGATCAAGTTCAATAAAGGTATTGCCTGTGGAGAGAAAATTCTTCCAACGCAACTTTTCAAATACAATCATGCTTTAGGAATGTCCTCTAAGTCTTCTTCAGGTGGTGGAACAATGATGTCATCGGGAGTGATGATGGTAAAGAAGTATCCATGCATGGCACAGTTATCCTTTACGACTTCACTCTCAACTTCGCTTACGGTCAGTGAACGAGGAAATCCATTTGCCTCCAGAAGAGTATAATACCTGTCTGCATCATCTTTGTCAACAAACATGGTAACGACTTGACGCCCATCCGAATCGTCTTTCACAGCGTAAACGCCACCAGTTGCATTGTCAGTGAGTACAAACATTATTGTTGTGCTTCCAAGTACAAGGATTTGAGTATAGCAAAGACATCATCTTTATTTTCCATGTCAGATACACATCTCTCTAGAGTTGTGAGAGTGTCCTCAGTTTCAATTGCATCATCAACATCACCTAGGTCAACTGTAAGATCTTCAACGATCTTAAGATCTGCACAACCAATCGTTTGTAGTTGTTGAACTACCTGATCAAATTTAACTTGATCAGTTTTCTTTTCAACAATCAGTTTGACAAATGAACCCTTGAGATTTTTAGGGAGTTTAACTTCTTTGGTGTCATCGTAGTACACCTTTTGAAAGATGTCATACGGGTTCGGGAAGAACGACAGTTTAAGAGTATCAGTATTTAGTACATGGAACCCACGTTTCTGACCGTAATCACCCCAATACAATTGGTACGGGTTACCGAGATAGTTAACATTACCCC